ATAAACATAACCATAAACATCACCGCTTGGATCGCTTTGTTGCGCCCCACCCGCTTCAAAACCCAGAGCCCTTCCAACGTAATTCGCTCCGCTATCAGAATTTATACGATAACTGATAGTCGCCCCAGTCCCTGCGGATTGTATTCCTGTGCCTGTCAAAATTAATTGCTTATAGGATGAACTGATTGAGCTAACTGTAAAAGTTGCCGCAGTATTATTTGCAACATAAGTGCTAATTAAAGTCATTCCACCACCCGCTGCGGGTGTTGCCCATGCTAATCCAGTTGCCGCAGTTGAATCGGCAGTTAATAATTGACCATTTGTTCCTACTGCAAGCCTTGCAGGAGTATCGGCTGCAGTTGCTCCGATTAAATCACCTTTTGCATCGACAATTGCATTTTGTATTGCATTGGAATCATCTTGCGCGACCCAAGTAAAAGCCAAATCGGTTGCTGAAGTTTTAGATAGAACTTGACCAGTCGTTCCACCTTTTAATCCAACGAAAGAGGTATCAGGTCCACCAAGGGCAGTGCGTATTGCGGCAGCACCATCTTTGACTAGATCAGTATCGTTTGGCGTAGTCCAGCCAAAATTTGTTGTAGTTGCCATTTATTCTCCTTCTTATGCCACTATTGTAGCATTTAGCCAGTCTAGGGTTGGGTTAATTGTATTCCATGTTTCAACCGCTGGAACGGAAGTCCATCGGAAAGCTTGAAGGCTATAAGCCAGTGGTGAAATAGTTAAAGTTATTTCTAGGGTGTTATATCCAGCCTTAAATGTCCAACCTTCTACGAATCCCTGGAATTCGCCACCTGCTATGTTTGGTGGCAAATCGACTATATTTAACGGCAACCCCATAAAGACTTTAATTAGAGCATCTCGGTCAGAATCAGATAATTCTGGGCTGGCTAGTTGATAGGTAATAGAATCAAATACCGCTTGAGGATAGGCGCGAAGGGCTAAATAGAATTCAGCTTGTGATTGAGCATCGGCAGCATTTTCAAGAGTTGTATCTACTACCTGCCCAAGTTCTCCATAAATTCCAATTGATTCGAGATCAGAATCTGTATAACTAGAATTTTGATTGTGCTTGTATTTAATAGTTACTTTGTTGCGAATGTCGCCAGAGCGTGTAACTGTCCTAAAACCTGCTCCAAGGGCATCGTTAGCTGATAAATCCACATAACCATTGGCTGCAAAGTATTCGGTTCTATGAGTGCTATCGGCATAACTGATTCGACCTTGTGCATCTTCGTATAAATAACCAAGTCCAGAATTAGCAATGAGAGAAGCAATAGAATAATAATCTGAAGAATTTGAGAATCGTTGATCTAAATCATAATCGCCTGGTTGGTCAATTTCACCTAATCCAGTGTTTAGAGCTTCTGCCCAGGTTTCCGTTGCGTCGTAGGTAGCCCAGGTAGTTGCCGCTGGAACTGCGTTCCATTGTGCAAATAGAAGAGTTGAAAGAAGCGCATACATTTGGTCGCCATCTTGGTCTTTAGCAAGAACGCCAGTTGTAACGCTTTTAGGCAATTTAGAAAGAGCGCCTAGGGCAGTAATCTCTATGCGTTGGTTATAGCCTTCTGATCCAATTGAATTAATGCTCACGGCTAAGTCTGTAATAGTTCCGCCAAATATGGGCACATAGGTATTAGTTGAATCTTTAACTTCTAGAGTAACACCATCATTGATTTGCATTGGAATAGCAGTCTGGTCAAAATTAAGAATAGCAAGTTGGCAGTAACCAGCCACTGGTTGCGAATAGATATCAGTTCGCCCAGATGTAATAGTTACGTTGGCAAGCGTTAAATTGGTGTAGGTAACTCCATCAACTGTGACACGCCAAATTGGATTCCATGCAGTCATTAAGCAAATGCTCCTGCGCCTAGCGATCCACGAGCTTGAGAACGATTAAGGATATTGACGATTGTTCGAGCAGTGCCTTCTGAATCAAGAGCGCCGTTTACTGTAATGTTAAAAGTGTTTCCACCAGCGCCACCTTGATTTGGGATGATTGTTCCAGCAGTCGAAGAGGTAAATAGTTCTGGACCATTCTCTCCAACTAGGTAAGTAGTTCCTGCTGATACTGGACCACCCATTGCGCGACCGCCACCAAATACCCCAGCAATGCCTTGAGTTACTGGGTTGTTTTTAATGAAGTTTACAAATGCAACAATTGCTTTATATGCACGATCGATTATAGAAACTAGACTTGAGAAGAATCCTATAACTCCACTGATTGCCACACCTAAAACCTTGAACGCTGCGCCTAAAACTTCTCCTATGAATGGAGCAAGGTAGGTCTTTGAGAATTCATAAATAGCCTGAATGAACTTGAAGAATTTATTTAACTCGGTTGAGTTGTTTCCTACTGCCTCTGAAACATTGGCAAACGCTTCTCTAATGCCTTCAACAATAGGAGTGAATAACCCTTTTACAAACTCATAAATTGAAACAAGAATTGGCAAAACATTGTCTTTCAAATTGCCAGCAAATTCGGCAATAGTTGGAATCGCCTTATCAACAAATAGTGAAACCATTGGAGTGATGGCATCTAGGATAAATCCGCCTACTGTTTCCTTGCCTTCATCAAATGCAACTTTAAGTCTGTTCATCTTTCCATTAAAAGTGTCAGCCTGAATTGAAGCCTGGTCTTTGAAAGTTGAAGCCAATACCGCAGTTGCAGCATCGAAGTCCTTAGACTTAATTATATTTTCATCGATGCTAACGCCTAGGCGCTTTAATGATCCAAAATTCCCATCATGGGCTTTGGCTAAACTTTCTGACACTTGAGTAAGTGATTTTCCTGTCGCCGCCGCTATATCTAGCGCGAGGCTTTGCAATTTCTGGGCTTCTGCAACATCCTTGGTGGAGCGAACTAAGCGATCTAGTGAAGGTCTAAGTTCATCATCTGTAACGCCATTGGCTAGAGAAGTCTTGAGGATATAATCTTCAGTTGCGGCTATTTGAGCATCTGTTGCGCCTGTAACATTCTTTAGTGAAGCTGCTAGGCGTAACTGCGCGGCTTCATCTTCGATGGCGGCTTTGACCCCATCTACGGCTAATTTGCCAGCATAGGCAACTGCGGCTACACCAGCGGCAAGGAATGCAGCGCCAGCAATTTTACCGAACTTTGAAATCTTATCGCCAAAGGATTGAACCTCTGATGATCCTTTATTAAGGCTGGCACTTAGGTCTTTGACTTCACCAAGTATCGCTAACTTAAGCGTTCTGGAATCAGTAGCCATTATGCAAACTCCTTAATAATCTTTGAGAATGCTTCTTGCCATTCTTTAATAATATAAGGCTGGGCAGCCTTGAGTGTTGGAAATATAAAGTAACCAGCATTTCCGCGCCCTAGTGTTGGTGTTCTCTTTGGGAATTGTTTGAATCGGTTAGAACCAAATTCCATTCCACCCCAAAGGCTTTTGGTAGTTCCACCACCAGAGAATCTTTGACTGGCAAACCCAAGGCTAATTTCGCCTACCTTGGAACTTTTAGAAACCTTGCCATTATCAGCAATACGGGTTGCAACCTTGGTTGCGACTGTTCTAGTTCCAGCAGCTTCTTTAATCTTTCCAAGTGCGTAATCTGCGAGAGCGCCAGATACCTTCTTGGCTTCTTCAACGGCAGTAACATCCATGGCTTTGAAGGCTTTGATTACTTCTCGGATTTCACTCCGATTGTAAGCATCAACTTCTGCCTGGTTCATTACGCTCCTTTAATACTTCGATCGCGGTAAGAATGTCCTCGGCAGTTTCCCATTCCCTCATCGGGATATGAGTCGCTATCGCTAACTCGACAATAAGTCGATTTATACTTCCGCGCTTATGGCTTTTGGGTCATCATCGCCAACTTCAAGATTCGTAATGCCTTCCATCCAAACATCTAGTGTCTTAGTTGGTTTTCCAGCAGCTTCTCGCTTATAGGCTGAATGAGCAACAAATAAAATATCCCACATCCCAGCAAACTCCTGGATGGACTTCTTTGTTGCCATTTCCCACTTCGCGAAGTCTGGTGGATAGGCTACATAAGTTGCACTATCCCCAGACACGAACTCGACTGTTATTGACTTTTTCATTTTGCTCCCGTTTCTTTAACTAGCTGAAGTTTTCTGTTGGTGTTCCAACTACAAGCATTGACCATGAATCGGTTTGCGCTCCTGGAGCAGCTCCACCAACGGCTGGGAATACTGGGAATGCAGTTCCGGTAAATACTGCTCCGGTTGTTGCAGTGATTGAATATGCAAGAGCAGTGTTTGGTGCAGTTTCGGCTGCAGTCCACATTGCTTCAAATAGTGATGATGCAACACCCCAGTCAGCTAGAAGTTCAATAGCAAGAGTCCACTGATCGTCAGTGTGCTTGTATGCCTTGCCATCTAGTGTTTGGTAAGTGTCGATTGTTGGTGAGTTTGTCAAAGTAACGCTAGTTGTTTGTCCATCATACGCTGTTGAAGCGATGGTGAAAGTAATGTCGCGCCCTGTGATAACGGTTGTTGCCATTGGGTTTTCTCCTTAGTTGGTTTGCGTGTAGTAGGTTGCCACGCTTATATCTGCGACAAGCAAATTGCTAGCGCCTACTTGTGTAACTGTTGGTCGTTGAACTGCTCCTACTTCATACCCCGCTGGGATTGCAGAAACAACACTTATGATTAACTGCTCGATATTGTCGAGAGATGCTGGGTTACTGTTGTAAGCAACGCAGACTGTGATTGTGTAATTAAGTTTGCAGTGAAAGGTTGACTTTCCAATTGTGTCGAATTCAATATATGGTGAATCTGGAACCACAACAACTGCTGGTGGAATTACTGTCTCTGGAACGAAGGCGTAAACATTGCCAGCAACGCCAGCAAGTGCTGTTGCCAACGGTTGCCTAACGGATGAAAGGATCGTTGATGCGGTCATTGAACAATTGACTCCACATCGATATATGCCCCAAGTAGTCCTACGCAGCGGTTAAATAGTGAGCGCCCCATCCGATACGGTGTTGGTGTGAAATCCACACCTTCTATTTGTCCGCCAGGAGCGACTCTGGATTGAAAGACTTCAACGGAAACAACTAGAACGGCTGATTCCACTGCCGAAACTCCAACATAAGTTGAAGCGCCTGAGAGTGTTGCTAAGCCTGAAGGAATTACATTTTTTGGAAGAATATCTGCGTTAGTTAAAGCAACTGAAAATTCATAATCTGATGGGACGGCAGTGATTGTAAAAGTGCCGTTGAATGGTGATCCGCAACCAGTAGTCACAACTGATTGAGTTAAAGAAAATTCGTGAGCGCCTAGGGTGTGAAATGTAGCCACATTATCTTCTAGTTCGACTGCATCGATTGGTTGTGCATATCTCGTGAGCATAGGAAGAATTACCTGCTCTGCGGTGTCAATAATATCGGTTAAATACGCATCATTATAGAGAGCGGAAGATACGCCAAGAATTGAGCGCAATTCAGCGACTGTAACTATTGAAGCCATATCTTCCTCTCTATAACGACTGGGGGAGCCGGGAGCAACTCCCCCATGATTAGTTTTTTGTTACGCTACTGCCAAGAAACGGAATGCAGTTGGGTAACGGTTAACGACTGCGCAATATCCGTAAAGACCGATATCAAGCTGACCATTTGCAACTACCGCAGTGCGAAGTTGAATTTGGGCGCTCTCATGGAATCGCATTGCGTTTGAAGGATAGACAAGCGCATACTTAGAACCTGCATCGTTGCCTGTGTAGTTTGGATCAACGATAAGTGAAAGTCCTGCTACTGTGCCAGCGGTCGAACCTTGTGAAATAAGTCCGTTCGCATTTTGAGGAGCAGCCGCCGCGAAAATTGGGCGACCAGTGCTATCAACCGCGCCGAGCAAGCCAGAGAAGTCAATATCATTAACTCCGCCACCTGTTGCAACTAGCAAACGGTTTGGTGTCATGCGCATTACGCCGAATGAATCAGCAATGCCATCTGCAATTGACTTGTAGATTGTTGATCCTGTTGAACCTGCTGAGTTTTGTGCAGCGATATTTGCAGCGTAAGCATCTGTCTTTTGTGCATAAGATGCAGCAAGTTCTTGAATATAAAGATCAAGGAAACTTGGGTCTGAGCGGTCTACGAGTTCAACATCTAGGCGACCAGCACCTGCGAACTTAACAACTGTATCTTCTTGGAAGGTTACAGCAGTGTCAGTTGATGAGAATTCAACACCCTCTGCGGTTAGGGCGACAGTCGCCTGCGCACCGAGCTTTGGCGTAAAAATCTTCATCCCGGAAGCAGGAAGTGGAGCAGTTTCGATGCTTGAAATGAATGGGCGTGAGTTGTCGATGATACCGATAACATCGCGTAGGTAGCTTGGTGGAACCATGCCTGTGTTTTCTGCAACTGTTGCAACTTGTAGTGCTGCGATTAGATCGCGAGCATCTGAGTCGCCGCGTGATGCAGCTAATTGAGCCTTGGCAACTTGGCCAGCGCTAACATTTAGATTAACGCGTGGAGATGAATACATAACTGGCGCTGACGCGCTAACAGTTACTTCTGACTTTGCAGCTTCTACCGCTTCGGTAGTTACTGACTCTGGAGCGGTTTCGGACACTAGGTCTTCTCCTTCTGTTTTGGTATCTGAATCGGTTGATTCAGAAATTTCGGTTTCTGCCGCTGCAACTTCACTGACGCGGGCTGAGTCGATGGCGGGATCCGTTACAAGGCTGGTTTCTATCATCTGGGATGAAGAGATAACCATTGTGCCTTCTTTGTTATCCCATTGATTTAATTTAATTCCGACTGAAAAGCCATCGCGTAATCCTTCAGCGGCTTCCAACAAACTGTCATCGCCAGCAATAGTTCCAGCAATTTTGAATGATGCTTCGATACCTGAATCGGTAACTTCATAACTTACAAGTTTGCCAATTGGTCTTGTGCGATCATGTTCTAAAAGTAATTTTACATTCTTAGGAATTGTAATTGAATCTTTTGCAAAAATTGTTTTACCAGCAGAAGTTAAACCTTCTTCGCCCCAGGTAACTATGCGACCAGTAAGGGTTCGGGTTTGCGTATCCGCTGCGGTTAGCGTAATTGGTAGATTTACTTTCATTTAAGTAGATCCTCTTCCTCTCGGATTTCTTCAACGCTCATTGCGCCGATTCTGTTTAGGATTTCATAGACTTGAGCGCGTTCTAGGGGATTGCCACGAAGAAATTCATCTAGTGAGAAACGCACATAATTTCCAGCGCCTACGAAGTCTGGTTGGCTTAAGCGTTGCTCTATTGCAAGAAGAATGTTGCGACCGCCGAAGTCAATTAATGAACGGCGCTCATTGATTGCGTTTGAATAGGTCATTGATGTTGATTCGGCGGAAGCAAAAAAGGCTGGGATATTTAATGCGCGGCATAGTTCAAGCGCCACATATTGGCGAGCCTCGTTTAATTGTAATTTGTTTGGATCAATACCCATTGCTTGCAGTTCGACATCCGCATTTAGAAATGCAGTGCTGCGATTAGTTCTAGCAACGCGCCATGATTCAAGAAGTTTAGAAATTCTTTCAGAAGTTAAATTTGTGCCGTTAGATTTTAGAACCATCATTGGCACTGGTTCTTTCGCAAATTGTTCTGCTGCATTTTCCAAGGCGATAGCCGCCCGGATAGTGCGGCCAGCGCGGTTTAAGAATCCTTCATCAAGTCCGTTAAATACGACCAAACTTCCAACGCCAAATGGTGGAACTTTTTTATTATCAACTGAGTAGCCAATAATTTCTGTTCCAAGTGAATTTAATTCTGGCAATACGCGATCTGGTGAAATGCGTGTCCATTCTTGAATGCGACCATCGGCATACATAGACATTATCATTCCGTAAGATACGCCTAGAAATAATAAATCTTCCGCGACATAACTGTAAATTGCAGAACCAGGAACACGTGGATCAGGTTGATTAATTACGCGGTTTGGTTCAACATGAGAACCAGTTGATTTAATATATTGTTCAAGCGGAAGTGTTGCAAGAGAACACAAAATATTGCGACCGCGAGCAATTGTTGGAACTGCCATTGCTGAAGCTCTTGATGCAGTTGATACTGGATAAAGCCAATTGTTAATGATGCCATTGTTAGGCGCAGGATATGCAGCCGCGTCAATAGTCATTTCGGCTGGTGCAGTTGTTGGAAGAAAGAAGTCTTTGATTCCCATATAGTGGACAAGTATATCACTATCCGAGATTAACCTACATAAATATCAACTTCTGATTCTGGTCGTGTTGCGAAGTGGGAAACCATTGCCATCGCCACTGCCGCGCAGATTGTGGAGTTGGAAACCTTGCGCCCTAGATACCAACCGCCATCTTTGAATGGAAGTTTAACGGCTGATAGAACTTGCTTGGTAAATTCCTCATTCCGTTTATGAATGAGCCTCTGGCTCGTAATCGCAGACTGCATCTCGTCGCAACTTTGTCCATAAACTGCTCCGTCGATTGGAGTTGTTTGAATTCCTGCTGGTGCAAGCCTAGCCGCAACTGCTCCAGCGGTTTGACGGCTATAAGCAACTGTTGTTGTTGGATATTTACGAACCCAGACTGCCAAATCATTCGCAAGTGCCTTGTCATCTATCGCAACTGCGTTTTCCCATGTCTGCAATAGAACCACGATAAATTTATCGCCCTTTTGCTGGCCAGCAATTAACGCAGCAGCTCTTCGGTCTGGTGATAAGTCGATAGCCATCCAGGTTTCTTGATCCTGGTCTAGTTCTGCCGACTCATCACCACACGCATCCCACAATGACGGATTTATTGCAGGATTTATTTGGGAAACCCATTGACATAAAACTTCTGTTCTTACAATTGATTCTTCATCGTTGAGAATGGCTCGAAGGTTATCTGGATGAACTGTATATCCAAGGCTTGGGTTGGAATAGCGAACCGCTTCCCAGAATTCAGGCGTGTCGCCGATTTGAACTTCCATTGGTGCTGACCACTCGAACCAACCTATCGGATCATCACTTCCAGCGGCAGCGGCAAGTCCTCGCTCGCGCATTCTGTTTAAAACTATTGAATGCTGATCCCCAGCGTTTGAATAAAGTATTGCCATTGGATTCTTGGAAGCCATCTGGGTAAATCGAAGTGATGCCCAAACTTCTGGGTCTTGATATTCACGAACTTCGTCAAGGTGAATTACATCTGGCGCTGCAATACCGCGTGAGGCTGAGTTATTGGCACGAACTAAATATCTTGCGCCATCAATTAGTTTAATTTCCTGTGATCCCTTTGTTTCATACTTCTTCGCAAACATGGCAGCCAGTTGGGGATGGTTCTGAATGATTTCATCTATCTTCCAGAAGATTTCGGATGAGGTTGTTAGTTTGTGAGCCGTGTGGACTTGTAATTTTTCGCCTAATTCAAACATTCCCCATAAGATTCTGAGCGCCAGGAAGGTCGATTTTCCCTGTTGCCTGGCTACAAGAACGCCAATCTCAGAATGATACCAACGCCCATCTGCCTTGACTCGATGCATCTCAATAGCCAAAAGTTTCTGCCAAGGTAACAGTTCAAAGCCAATTGACTCACAAAAGTCAATCATTTCCTGCCCGCGTGAAGGTAAATCGACGGGTTTTGACCGAATACGCGGTTCTGTCGCCCCTAGGTAAGCCCCATCTGGGCTATCTGCGGCTATCTGGTCGAATCTAGTCATGACTTAGGTTATCACGCCTGATAGTGGGTAACTGAGTCGTTTTTGGGGGTAAACAAACCAAGGGGGGTCATGGGTGTTGAAGGCGTATCAAAAAACCTACCCCCCTTTGAATAATTACAAGTTGCACATAAACATTGCAAGTTATCTGGTTCATCACTACCGCCTAAAGTTCTAGGAACAATATGATCTACTGTATTGCCTGGTTGTCCACATCGCTGGCAAGTGTTCTGATCGCGCTTCAATATCCTTGCGCGTATTTTTCTCCACTGATAAGTAGAACCATCCTTGCGTAATGCTGATTGCTTAGACATTAGTGATAGTTATTCCTTTGAAAGAATGCAAGAGCTGCGCAGTTAGATCCATAACGATTCTTATTGTATTTGATTCCCCACTTAACCTGCTCTATTGGTGATGCAGTCTTTAACCAAATGCTTCTGCCTTGAGGTATCCCGTAATGACTACCATTCTTAGCATCAGGTCGCCAATTAGATTCTCTTGTGTATAGCTCTAATGCGCATTTGTATTCATGTATTGAAAGATTGGCTTTTGCATATTGTTTAGGCGATTGTTGTATTTGAATACCATTATGAATTGGTGCAACGGCATTTGCTGCGCTAATGAATAGTATCCCCAGGACACTTACTACTGCGCAAGCGATCCGCGCTGCGGCTTGCGCGAAGTGCCTGAAGCACTTTAGCAAGTTAAGTGTAATGGCCTTGTCAAGCGTTTGGGTAAAAGCCCTGGTCAGACCGCGTGTCGTTCTATGAGTTTGCAAATTTCTTCTCCTAGTTCGTAAGGAATCATCGAGCGAAGTCTTGCATTTCTTAGTTTTCCAGTGCCTCCTGCGTTAGTTCCAGCTGGGCTAGATTCATGACAATCACGACCAGGTGCGCACATAGGGCGCGGTGTCCATCCTTCAATAGTTCCCCATACATCTGTAGGTTTCATGCGCGTATCACCGTATTGGCAGTATGTAACTGTCCAACGTGGTATTTCCTGCATAAAGTCTTGCTTGCGTAACATAGCTCTTGGATTTTCCATAAGCCAGCCATAAGTAGGGTTTAAGTCATTCATAAGTTTAAGTGTGTGTTTAATCAAATCTATGGCCTCATAGACAGCTGGGTGCTTAGGCACAGATCCGTTAGGCCCTTTTGCCCAATATTTCCATAGTGAGGCAACGCTAAACTTCTGGCATGGTGGGCTTGCCCATATGAAATCTGGTTGTCCATATAATGAGATGAGTTCAGCAGCGTTAAGCGTTTGTATGTCTCTATGATCAGTTGCTTCAAAGTATTTGTCTAGTTCAAAGCTAATAATGGTATGGCCAGCATCCTCGAACGCTTTGGTTGACGAGCCTGTTCCTGCGAAGAAATCAAATATAATCATTTTTTATGATCCGTTTGATAAAATCCAGAACCCTTAAAATGGATTGCTGGTGGTGTAAATAGTTTAATCATTTGTTCGTTGCAGTGAATAGGATCAGCAGTTTCCAAACCAAACGGGATGAAATGCTCATGTATTACCATGCAGGTCAGACATTGAAATTCATAGACTGGCATTGTGGACACTCCTGGTTCTTTATCTTCCAGTGCCCATATTGGTCGCACCGCTCTGGTTCTAGTGTCAGGTTCCTAGTATATCCGC